AATATGAGTTTTTCTTTTCGTCCTGTGTCTATGCGATATACTACTATGCCAATAATTGATCCAAAAAATGATGCGTCTGTCCCAATTGAAAAACGCAGTGTTTTTAATCAAAATACTATGTTTAGTCCTGGTAATGGTGTTAACGGGCCATGGGGTGGATATACAACTAATATTGATACCGAATCAAAAATGCGTAATCAATTTTTTTCAATACAATCATGTGCACAATCGAAATTTATACCTTCGTCGAGTAGCGATTTATATAGTGTAGATGTAAATGATGGAAAAGAAAATTTTCAAACACATGAAGATTTATTTTCCAATAAACCTTTCAATTTATTTAACCCAAATTCATTAAATGTAGGAAATGGATTATTTAATAATAATACACGAATACAACGAACGCATACAAACAATTAAATAAATCTAACTATTTTAAATATAATATTTATTTTATTATATTTAAATGACAGACATAAGTTTTTCAAATAAATCCGATTATATTTCATATCAATATTTGATAAATAATGATCGAATGAAAAAAATTGGAGAACAGTCGCACGCAGACCAAAGTCTCTCTTTAAAGGATAAAAAATTTTATAGAAAAAGGTTCTACAATCTAACCAAGGAACTTTATAAAAACCAAATAAATAACCCATCACTTGAACGAATATTTAATAATTATCTTGATGAGTCAATTAAATATTTTCAATTTCTAGATCTAAGTGATTCGCTTCAAGAAGAATATAATAATTTAAATATTACCAATGGCGAAATGGGAAAATCAAATTTTAATTATAACATTGTCAAAGATAACGACATAATTGCTCGAAAAACACATTCTCGAAATAGTCTCGATAATTTTGTAATTAAGAAAAATATAAAGAAAAAAATAAATATTTTCCCGGAAAAAAAAGTTGTGAATTTATATGATAAAAAATTAAAAAAAAAAGGCATTAAGAAAAAAAAGAAAATAGTTAAGTAATAAATAAATGGGGCAAATTTTTTATGCTTATATCTTACAATAAGAAAAAAATGCTCGAAAAACACATTTGTTACTGGAATTTTTTAGTTATATTTATATATCATAATTATCTCACTATATATTAGATATGACACGTAAGACGCGAAAACGAAATCGATTTAAAAAACTTAATTGTAGTCCAATGGTGAATAAAACAAGAAAACATAAATTTAGTTGTTATAATGATAAACAAATAAATGATATTAAAAAAGTTTGGAATTTAAGACATCCTGATAAAAAAATCAATTTTAAAAATAGTAGAAAAATATGGGATAAATTGAAAGAATATATGACTCATATATGTGACAATGAATTTTGTTGGTTGAAACAAAATTTTATAAAAGGTGATTTATATAATTATATACACAAATATACATTTGCGCCAAATGCACCATATTCATGGCAAAAAAATCCAAATGAATGGTTATCTAGTATAGATATTATTAGTGTAATGAAACAATATGAAAAATTACACCCGATATTTAAATTTATTGGTCCATCACCTATTGACTTTGATAATAAAAATAAATATAAGGTTAATGAAATTTGTGTATGGCCAGAAATTTGTAATTTTTCATTAAAAAAACATATAGAAAATAATAAGAAAATGATCGGTATAATATTTAATACTGACCCGCATTTTAAGAGTGGTTCACATTGGATTGCTCTTTTTATTGATATTAATAAAAAATTTATATATTTTTTTGATAGTGCAGGTGATAAAGAACCAAAAGAAATAAATAAATTAATAAAAAATATAAAAAAACAAGGGTTGGAATTAAAACAACCAATTCATTTTAATACTCATAAAAACCACCCATTTCAACATCAGCGCGGGAATAGTGAATGTGGAATGTATTGTTTATTTTTCATTATAAAATTGTTAAATAACGCAGACAAGAAAATATTTCACAGCAAGGTTATTACAGATAAAGAAATGGAAAAACACAGAAATATTTACTTTAATTAAAAAAAATTGATTTTTTTTATTTATTATTTTCATATTTAAATAATAATTAACAATGAATTCTGCAAATATAAATTCTAGCATGCCTCATGAAGAACAAATTAAACTATTGTTGAAAACAATAGAAAAACTCAATGGTGATAATAGCTGTTCTGTTTGTATGGAAAACATTCCCCAAAATAAAATGGTTACGACAAGATGTAATCATCATTTTTGCAATGATTGTTTTTGGAAATGGTGTGAGAAAAACAATACTTGTCCAAATTGTCGTGCCGATTTAATGGATAAAAATCGAGAACAAGAGTTAAATATGAAGAATTTACTGGAACGACAAGATGAAATAATAGAACGTGTACAAGAATACTATGAAGAAGAAGATAAATTAAAACGCAGCATAGAGGAAAAATGGGCTATGCACGATAAATTACAAGATGATTATATCCAGTTGCAAAATGAATTGGGAGAATTACAAGATGAAGCTTGTGAAATACATGCATATAAAAGAAACCCCAAAAAAGCCATGAAAATGTTAGATAAAAGGCTTAAAAAACGCGGATTACGCATTTACGAAGAACAAAAGATAAAGAAAAAATTTGTATTAAATCAACTACTTCACGGTAATGATTATGAAAGTGAAACCGAAAGTAACGGATATGATGATTTCTCTGATGGATTTAATATGTTTGACACAGAAGAAACCGGTCATTATTGTACAAGTATAAAATGCAATTGTGATGTCTGCTCCTTGGATTGGTCACAGTTGTCAGATATTAGAGATGCGTCAGGTGAATTACCTGTTTGTCGGGTGATAAAAGCAGTAAGAGATGAATGGCAAAAAGAAAACGGATATCATAATTATGACTTAGAAGAAGGTGAAATTGATGAATATGGTGATATGCCCAACTTAGAAGAAATTGAAACTAATGAAGATGTTGATGATATCGATGAATATGAATATGAACTAGAATATATTAGAGGTAATTACAATCTTGATGTTCTAGCCGGAGTTACGATTGAAGCATCTGTATAAAAAATATTATTGTAACTATTTAAATATATATAAGAAATAATTACAATGAATAATATAACAAAAATAATTGGAACATTACCTTTAATGTTTTTTTATAATAAATTAAATAAGGAATTAGAAATGCGCCAAACAAAAAAATTAGCGATGAACTCAACAGCATTATTCCATGCGTGTTCTACTGTTGTATTGGGAATACAATATTTAGTTAAAAATAAATATGCATATTTGATACAATTTAACAGTGGTGGATATTTTTTATTTGATTTCTATTATTTATTAAAAGAGAGAAAACTTGATTTATTAAGGGGAATGTATTTATATCATCATATAACTAGTTATTTATATATGTTATTACCACAAGAACAACATTATTGGCCACATGTTTTTTTGTATGCAGAATTATCAAATATACCATCGTATCTTGTATATTATAGTTTGAAGCAAGATATACTGCATAAAATAAAAAATTATAAATCAAATCAAACAAAATTATTTATGAAAATACAATTGGTAACCTATACTATTATACGGTTTTTTGGTTTAGGATATTATGGATATAAGGAACTTGCGAAAAATAAACATCCGGTCGTATATTCAACATCAATATTATATCTATTTGGTTGCATATGGACACTAGTAATGTTAAAACAAAATTTAAAATAATATAAAATAATGTATTAAAAATTATTGTATATTATTAATAAAATGATTATAGGATTAATCGGTAATTTAGGTTCTGGGAAAGACTATATAACAGATAATTTTATTGTCCCTTATTTTGGTTATAAAAGAACACATATTATTTCTGTGGCCGATTCGTTAAAGGTCAATTTGATAGTTGATTATCATATAAAATTTGATTATTTGTATAAGAAAAAAACACAAGGATCGAGGCATTTATTACAGCATTATGGTACCGATGTGATGAGGAAAAAACACGGCAACGATATTTGGCTAAGACATTTAGATGCTTGGGTTAATGTATATGAAAACAGGGGAAAAGATATAATAATTATTCCTGATATTCGTTTTCAAAATGAAGTTGATTATGTTAAAAACAAAAAGGGGTTAATTATAAAAGTAGATGCCCCCGACCGGACATTGGATAAAATTTTGGATGAAAAATTAAAAGAAGAAATTGAACATTCAAGTGAAAAAAATATAAAAAATTTCAAATATGATTATATTATTAACAATTCGAAAACAAATGAAAATAATGTGAAAAAGGAAATTGAAGATGCTTTATTAACAATTGCCACTTGATATATCCAATACTATATTTAATTCATTGACTTTATCTTCATTTTTAATTGTAATATTATTTTGTTGAATATCCATTATAATATCAATTTGTTTTTTATCGATTGATGTGTGTTTTGTAATGTTATCTATTATTGTTTTGTTATCAAAATTTATATCATTATTATCTATTAAATTTTTGGTTAAATTTATATATTCATTTGATGATTTATTATCATACAATGTATTATTGATTGTTTGAATATCCATTAAATTTTGTTTTTTAGATATAGTGTTAATAGCATTTTTAATTTTTGAACGTTCATTATCTTCTGCCCACAGATTATCATCTTTAATAAACAATGTTTTGTTGTTAATATCAGTACAATGAATTGGTCGTTTTGTAATATCTAATCCATTTAGATTTGATACTATCATTTTACTAAGTGATATTGTATGATTTTCATTTTTGAGCTCATCCAATGAACGCCCTTTATAATGTATTGATTCAACAAAGTCTTTGATATTCATTGCGTCCTTACAAGTTTCATTTAAAAATATATGTAGATTCACTTGGTTTGTATATTTATTATGTATAGTAGTATTATTTATTGTGTTATTTATTGTATTATTAATAACACAACCGTCCTT